GACATGTATCCGAGTTTAGCTTGTCCGCCACGCATCATCTTAGCTTGCCCGCCACGCATCATCTTAGCTTGCCCGCCACGCATCATCTTAGCTTGCCCGCCACGCATCATCTTAGCTTGCCCGCCACGCATCATCTTACCGACTCCATCAGCGGCGTAATCAGGGACCATCTTACCCTGTTTGTTTTTTACCATATTAAGTTTACCTGGCATTTTAAGAACTCCTATTTCTGCGCGTCATGATGTGGCGCTGGTAATCTTCTGTACTATAGTTCGTATAGTACCCTAATTTTTCCAACTTTACAGCAGCGTTTTCCAACTCAGTCCAACGCTGTATGAACACAATGGCTTTTTCTTTCAAGTACGACAGTAACCAAAGGTCTATCCCCGCCGCCGCGTAGAAGTTATTCATCGCCATGCATTCGTCTTCTAACTGATTATACTCTTTTCCGTAGTTAAAATCAAAGACCATCGTAACTTTATAACCAGTTTGAAGAAACTTAGATGATTCATTCAACACGTCTAGCCATAAGTTATCTGAAACAAGCGTTTTAACTTCGCCGTTTTTAACAGCGGGAAGTGCAAATGGGCAGGCAGGAACACCGTTGTTGTGCTCTGTAGGTTCGGATAATTCCTCTGCCCACTCTCTTATCAAAACACCCTCACCAACCCGCCGTTAGCTTTTTTGTTTTTCCAGCTTATACGCTTTGACGATTTTTTCTTTTTAGAGGCAGACGTGCACTGCGCCATCGTAGGTCTACAAGCAGGGTAGCCTTTACGCTTCTCCCCCTTTTGACGACCACAGGGTTTTCCTGTCTTACAGTCCACCCAACCCTTACCGTCGTTTTGTCCAAACCATTCTTGAAGGGAGTTCTTTGCCATTAGAAAGTCCTTGTACGCTTACGTCGATCTTCTTCTACTATGCCACATCCAGAAGCAATCATACCACCAGGGCTGTATCGGTTTTGTGCTGGACGTTTAGGATTATCTACTGAAGTGATTACACCACCTTCGGCGGCTTTCTTAGTAGAGTTTCCCCAGTTTGCGGCCCCGACCTTTCGGCACTTGGACAGGGCCCCCGATGCGTAAGCGCTGGGCCAGACCTTGTACCGAGCTTTTACCTTTCGGTAACACGCGTCCTTTTTTGTTTTTTTTGCCATTAATCAACTCTTCTGGGGGTTTTGAGATTTGAAACGGTATCTGTCCACGACTTATCAAGTACAGCCTGCCTTTCTGCTAAACGGTCTATCGCTTGAACTAAATGATCCATTTTTACATCCATGACTTCGGTGCGTTTATCTACAGTCACGAGAGTACTTACGATCCAAATAAGGCCCGCAGAAGACAGAGTTAGAATTGTGCCTAAAACTAGAAGCTGTGTGTTCTTGTCCATTACTCTTACCACATCTTGCACGACCAGTAACGGGCCGATAGCTTATCTAACTTTTTAGTGTCACATCCATGCCGAGCGCGGAAAGACTTGCGGCGTTTAGGATTGGATTTTTTGATCGTCATATTAGCATCGCCAAATCTAATAATCTTTTCTTTTCCATTAGCACAGGCTTTCACAACAGACTTCTTGCCGCCAGATATCTGACGCTTCGGCTTGTTGCACTTCATCTTAGATTTGTCGATCTTAGCCATAACTACTCCACAAACACTGTTATTTTCGTATTAGATGGGAGAGTCACGTAAACGCCCTTCTTGGCTAGAATGCCGTCTCCAGGGATATACACCTCGTTCGTTCCCTGTTGGGTTTGATCAACCTCCATAAGAACCTTACCGGATCCTGCTGAAGCGTTGTCATACAAAACAACATCTCCCGAAGCCCCACTCTCATATGTTACGACAACAGCTTGTAATCGGCAGCGTCTCTGAACCAACGCTGCCGAGGTGTGAGAGTGAACTGAGGTTACCTCACTACCAACCATCTCGCCCTCTAAGACAAGAAAATTGTAAGTTGATTTGAGGAACCTGTAAACGCTGCAACAAACACACCCTCTTTGAAAATGATCCCGTTGTCTGGAATATTCATAACGTGATGGCCTGTAGGAAATGTTTGAGTCAACAAAACAGTTCCTGATGCAGAGCCGTCCTTGAGAGTAAACGCGCCCGCTGCATCAGCAAAAATAACAATCTGGCGCAGACGAGAACGAGTAGGCCCAACAATCGCAGCAGTTGTGCCTTGGACCCAATTATATGCGGTTACTGGACCTGACATCTAAGTCTCCTATTAAGAGAGGTTATTATTTTGCTGATACAAAATAGTGAACCGTACTTCTCCAGCGTTCGTCGCTGCCGACGCAGTAACTGTCAAACGAATATCTGCGGTGCCAGTGTCTTCCCACGCTAGTGCCGCACCTGCTTCAGTAGTCGGATACTTACGACCTGCGGTTGTGCCACTTGCGAAAGTGTTCAGAATTGTAGCCGCGCCGCCTACCGTGTCACCAACGCTCAAATTGGTGGTAGCATTAGCCGCTGTAATTACATCTATTACACAGTCAATGATCTGCGAATTAGCAGGGATAACAACGTTCGTTACTTGAGCCGCCAATGCGCCACCAGATAAATCTGCGGCAAAAGTCTGCGCCATAACGACTTGACCAGTGTTTTTTATGTTTGACCCGAGGGTTGTTCCTGTGGTTTCTTTGATGGTCCCCGCTTTAATAGGACCTGAAAAAGTTGTCGTACCCATGTTGATCTCCTGTCTGGGTTAGTCAGCCGCACCATGCAGCTGTCAGGGATATAGAAACAATACAGGAGAACTAAACAAAAAGAAAGGGGCTACCGAAGCAGCCCCCTCTAGTTTTATCCCCTTGGTGTTTATGCTCCAGGGGAACCAAATACCGCACGAGGGTCGCTAAAGCCAAAGCTGTAACGCTCACGCGCTTTAAAGCGCATGTTACCTGTGTCGAAGTCTGCTTCCATGTTGGTGGACATTGGAGTCCGCTCAAAATGGACGAAGCCGCGAGGTGCGTCTGTTTTAATGAAGAACGCATCTGGATCCGTAAGAAAGTCGTTGACGGCATAGCCATCAGGCAACATCCCCATGGAACGGATTGCGTTCGTATCATTGTCAGCCGTGCCAACACGTAGGTTGGAAACCATCAAACGCTCTGCAACGAATTGCAGTTGGCGAGGGATGACCAGCTTGTTGCCGCGAAGAGCAACTTTAAGACCACGCTCATCAACAAAACCTGCGATGTTGATCAAAGCATCTTCAAGAGATGTTTCGTTCAAATCAGCAGCTACTGTTGGTTCGTTGGCAAACGTACCACCGTTAGTAAGCGGGTGGTCAGTTGCACAAAGAGCAACGCCATCACCGCCAGCAGATGCGCCAGCAGTAAATGCGTTGTTAAGAACCGCAGCGGCCTTAACTTGCTTTGAGTGTGCCATCGAACGAGCCAACGCACGAGTGTAACGCGAACCAAGACGATCATAGAGATTGTCTTCGATAGCTTCCTCAGTGATTGAGAATGCCAGCGCCACTGTTTCGTGGTTGTAACGAGCAGTGTATGCTTCGTTAGCGTCGTCGAAGTTAATTGCAGAACCTTCCGATTTGGTTGGTGCTGCGCCAAAACCACTCAACATCACTTCCTCTTCGAATGCTCGATCAGAAGATTCTGTTGTGTAGATCTCTGCGTGTTGGTTTTCGTACCGAGAGTACTCCATACCAAACAAAGCGTTGAGACCTGGTTCTAGTTCTTTCGCTAATTGTGCGCGAGAAATAGCCATTCTTTAGACCTCCTTATACGCCAGTGGTCGATGGAGTACCAGCAGCAATCGCGCCGTTGGCGGAGTTGAAGCTGTTATTCAATCGAACGATTAGTGGGATACCAGCGGCAGCGAAATCCGCATTTTCTGGGTCATCTTGAATGCCCATAATACGAAGATGCAATGCAGCAGTGGTAGCGATAGTGCTGACACCCAACTTAGCAGAAGAAATACCTGTGGAAGAAACTCCAGAGGTTCCAGCAGCGAAGTTTGCGTTTGCGAACACGTGCGCTCGAGCAGCAGCTTCGCTTGTGAGCGAGGCGTCTGAACAAATTACAAATGTTTGCATAGGGTTATCATACACAAAGGCTTTGACTGGGTGATCGGAATCAGCGCCAGAACCAGGCCATGAGTTAGAGAAGATAGTCTCTCCAGTGGTGGACGAAACGTATTCACATCCCCAGAAAACACCTACTAGACCTACAGATCCACCAGCAGCCGCGCCAACAATGTCAATAAAGCCTGTTGACAGCGGAATTACGGGTGAACCTTGGTAAATCGCGTTAGTGTTTCCGGAAGCAATACGATACTCGGTCGCACCAGTGGTGTTCGCAGCCTGTCCGACTACGCCAATCGGGCGAAGCCCGAATGCACCGTTAGTGTTTGCCATCGTAGCAATCCTTTTTCTAAGTTAATCGGAGTCTCTACGAGATCCTCCGAATGATACACGACTTTGCCGAGAGTTACTTATCGGCATTGAAGGATGTTGATCCTTCATAAGGTCCTGATCTACAGCAGTCATTTGTTCGCGGGTTCTGCCCCCGTAATATGCAGTTCTTTCTGCTACTGTTTCAACAGGTATGCGGCACAACATCAGTCCGCCTTGACCAATTACACCCTCGTATCGACCATCATCGATAACAGGGGCTTCATAGTTTGGATATTCGTCTTTCCGGACAGGTTCCCATCCTTCACGTAGCTTGGCGTTGACATTCATCTTGTCTTCCTCACCACGCATTGCAACTCGTATCCAACGATGCACAAAGCCTGGAGGGGCTTCAGGTGCTGCAAGGTGACTGGGCGGTGCCCACGGTTTTCTGCGCGTTTCTGTATCGCGGGTTTCGCTTGCGCGAGGTTTTCTATCAGCCATTATCTTAATCCTTCACATATTTTGCATATTCTTCAAGCGGTACGTTTAAACGTTTTGCCATCGCAATTTGTGATGGTGATAACTTCACCGACCTGCGCCCTGATTTTGCTGTACTGCGGGTAGCTGAAGCGCCAGCAGGTGCGACCTGTGCTCCGCCCGATCTTTTCGTAGGTTGAAATTTATGTGGAAATTCCGACCTCATACGTTTATCAACTTCAGTATAGTAGTCTTCGGAGTTCGGGTCAAATCCTTCCTCGTCAACTAATTTCTTATGAAGCCCAAAAGCAGCGTAAGTCATCATATCATCTGACCCAAACCACTCGTTTTTATCTGCCCATTCCTGTGCCCTGGGGTCAGGAGAGACTTCTTTATTTTGAACAGGGGCAATAGTTTGTGCATGTTGTTGCGGCGCAGGCTCTTGCTCTTGCACAGACAACCTCTGCTTTGCAGCGCGTACCCGCTCTTGCATTAAAGCCATCTTGGACAACTGCTCTTGAGCGGCGAACATCGCGTCGCTGTCTCCAGACTCGTATGCCGCCCTGTGCTGCTGCTTAACGTTAGCTATCTGCCCTTCAATACGAGACTCTTCTGATTGGACATATCCTTTGTCTAGGTTTTTAACGTGCGTCTTTAGCTTATTGTTTTCATCCAAAAGACGTTGAGCCATGGTGACCGCTTCTTCACGGTCTCGCTCTTCCTTACGGTATTTCTCCGTAAGTTTCTTGATTCTCCCTTGAACCTTTTTGCTGTAGTTGTTGAGTTCGTCGTCGTCAGACGCAACCGAAACTTTTTCTTCTGAGGATCCTTCATCCTCTACAGGTTCAATTTCAACCTCAACGCCTGTATCCTCTTCTGCAACAGCCTCTTCATTTGTATTCTCATTTTCTTTTGACATACCGCTCTCCTAAACCTGTTTGATGTCGTCGGGTTCTAGTATCGTGGCAATGACTTCGTCATCATTAATGATGCGAACTTCCCCGCCGTCGATCTTGAACCTCGAACCAGAGTATCGGCCAATACACACCCATTGTCCTTCTTCGCACCATGACTTGGGATTTTTCCCAAACTTATCAGGGTCTTGATAGGCTAGGGGTCCGATCTTTAAAACATAAGCCACAACCGTGGCTACAGCTTCTCGGGCCCTTATCTCATCGGGGATGTAAATACCTCCCTGAGTTTTAGTCGCGCCTTGATAAGGCATAACCAAAACCCGCCAACCTGTTGGCTGTGGGAGACGATCAAGTAAAGGTTTTTCTAAAAGAGCAGGATCAAGCACTCGATCCTGCGCGTCAACATACGCGCTTTCAACTGAAGAAGAGTCCGCTTCTGCGGGTTTCTTCTCTTTGTTTATTTTCTGCGCGACATGTTCAGGAAGATATAAGGTCTTCGACATCGTCAGCGTGATTCTCCAGCAGGGCTTTAAGTTCCTCACGAGCGTAGGTGATGCCCCGTATCTCACCCACCATGAGTTTATAATGCTCCCAGTCCTTGGCAGCATCCATTCCCAAAGCACTTGCAATCTCTTGTTCGCGCTCTCTTAGTAGCTTATACATATATTTCGCGAGATCAACACCGTCCATTAAAGAATATCTCTTTCTGAACCCTCAGCGTCGGCAGTTATTGGGCCACCTGTGACCCAATCATCACAGGTATGATCCGCTTTACACATGAATTTGTATATCTGACAGTAACCCAAGTCCCCAGAATCATCGCCAATACACTTGAGCATGTCTTCTGTCTGGTTGTATGCGCCACAATTGCCGCAGATATCTGTTAATTTAAAACCACCGTCGTCCGCTGGATCTCGGTAGTTGGCTTCGTCAATAGCCTGCACTTTGTTAACTTCGTTAACTTCGGCATC